ATAGAGATCTAACTGAAAGAGCACCAAAAGTTTACAATCCTGATGTGGCTAGAATTATAAATGAATTATCTTTAGATTTAGCTGAAGAACGAAAAGATAGATTAGAGGGAATCTATGGATTAATTTTTGGTAGCAGACAAATGAAAGCTGATCCAGACGCTTTCGTGTTAGATCAGGCAACAGATATTTCTCAAGCAATAATGGGTTTAGAACCTGTAAATAAAAATCTTCAACAACTTGAGAATCAATTATCTCCAGAAGAAATAGAAGCTGACTTTGATATGAGTGGAGTAATGGCAGCAGAGGGGGGACGAATAGGTTTCGCTGAAGGACCAAAGAATCCTAAAAGAAGACTATTTTTAAAAATAATGGGAGGTATTGCATCTTTACCAATCTTTCCTAGTTTTTTAAAAAAAACAGAAGAAGCGGCACAGGTGATTAAACCATTAAAAGGAACAACTACAGTCATGCCAGACTGGTTCCCTAATTTTGTACAACAAATTATGTTTAAAAGCCCAGGTAAAAAAATAGATGCAGACCTTATGGAATACACGGTTAAAGAATTACCAGATATTAGAATATTAAGACATGATGATGGTAGAGTTTTTGTAGAGGGTAAAAATGAATATGGCAAATCATACTCTATAGAATATGAACCACCAGGCTATGAATTGTATGATGAACAAACAGGGAAAGCATTTAAAAAATCCGGAGACTTTGTTGCTGAAGAGGAGGTTCCTATTAATATGGATCCTGATGGTAATGTTGATTTTGATGGTGTGGTTTTAGATTCTGTAGATGACATTTTAGGATCTGATGCTAGAAGAATGGAAGAATTTACAACAGGTAAACCTGCTATAGAAAAAAAAGGAGAACTGGAAGTACAACGAGCAGAGGGTGCATATGAATCAGCAAAAGAAGATTACTATTATGACGAAATTGACTAAAACAATACCCCCTAAAAGAGGACCACAACCACAGGGGTTGCTTATTAATTATGATAGTGTTAAACCTGTAAGATTGGAGAAAATAAATGGCAGACATAGACAAATCTCTTCCAAACGTAGAGCAAGAGATAAAAGTACCATCACCTGAAGAAATAGAACTTGCTCAAAAAGAGGAACAAGAAGAAATTTCTGAAAAAGGTGGACCAGTAGAGGTCACAGAAAATGAAGATGGATCTGTAGATATAAACTATGAGCCGTCAATAGGATCTGTTGAAGGTGGGCAGAATCACTATGATAACTTAGCAGAGCATTTACCAGAGGATGTGTTAGGAAGATTAGGAACATCACTTTATCAAAATTATCAAGACTATAAAAACTCTAGAAAAGATTGGGAAAAAGGATACAGAGAAGGTTTAGATCTTTTAGGGT